CCGCCAGGAAGAGAACGACATCGGTGCCATCGCTGGTAATGGCAATAATTGTTACATCATCGAGGATAACTTTTTGATATACGGCAAGTCTGCGGCAGACCTGCAGACCATCGCAGATAACGTCCTCAGCGTGATCAGTGGTGTGTGGTACCGACCAGCGCAGGTAGAGGCCCGTGGCAATCCATGTTTGGAGGTTGGAGACGGTATCCTGCTGTATACTTCCCGGGAGACCATCTATACCTATATTTTACAGCGTACGCTTAAAGGCATTCAGGCACTCCGGGACAGTTACACTGCGGAGGGCGAGGAGTACCGTACCGGGCAGGTCAACGGCCTTATGAAGTCTATTATTCAACTGAAAGGTAAGTCGAATGTCCTTACCAGGACAGTGGAAGAGACCAGACTGGAACTGAAGGATGTCAACGAGAATCTGTCTGCGCAGATCAGCATCAACGCACAGCAGATTTTAACCAAAGTATCCAAGAACAATATTGTATCAGAAATCAACCAGACTGCGGAAAGCATCAAGATCAAGGCAGAGCGGATAGACCTGGTCGGTGTGGTAAATGCGGATGAACTGGTCAGCAAATATGCCACCATAGAGACGTTGAATGTGACAAAACTGGAACTGAACAACCTGATTGCCACCAAGGCAACCATTGACTCTCTGAATGCCGTCAGTGGCCGCGTGGGGAGCCTGGAAGCAGATCATGTGACAGTCTCTGATCTGAATGGTGTAAGCGCCCGTTTGGGAACGGTAGAAGCCAACTATATCAGCGCCGGAACCGTAAAGGCTAATTACATGGAAGTAGCCAACTGGACATCCT